TGGGATGACAGAAAGAGAAGCTATTGACTACATTGAATTTAATATTGCAGGTTCGTATGTAGGTGAGATGACACCTATCCTTGTACGCAGTCTTGACGAGTTAGAAAAATTTATTGTTGACAAACAAACTGAATCAGTATTTACTGACAAAAAGATTGACGACAAGGAGATAAATTAATGGCTGACAAAAGGGGTAGATTGTCCTCTGACGAATTGTGGCAAGAAGATCAGGACAGGAAGAGAGAAGAAGTAGGGTATGAAGAATACGAAAGACAAATGGACTTAGAAGAATATCTTGCTGACAAAAGCTACAAGGAACACAAGGCTTGGGTAAATTCAAAGAAATAAATGTTATGATACAGGACATTGTTTTACAATTAGCACCACCACCCTCTGACGTAGCGTTACGCATGGACTGTCCTGCCTGTAACCACAAGAACACATTGTCTATAATGAACAACAACGGAACAATTCTTTATCACTGTTTCTCGGCTTCATGTAATGTGAAGGGTAGAGTGTCTGACAGAAAAGAATTAAAGTTCACAAGGCATGAACAATTACCTCCTAAGGCTGTTCCTCTTGACTCACGTAGTTTTGTGCCCCTAGGTAGAAACCAAAAGGCTCTTGACATGGTGGTCAAGCGGAACAGTTATGAGGCTTACCAACACGCAAGGGCTGACATACGATATGATGTACGCCAAGACAGGGTTGTCTTTATGGTATATAAGGATGGCAAGACTGTTGACGCTGTGGGTAGGAAATTAAACGAAGATGACAATAGACCTAAATGGTTTCGTTATGCACGAAGCCGACACCCATTTGTTTGTAGGGCAAAAACTGACACTGACATAGCATTTCTAGTAGAAGATTGTTTCTCTGCCTGTGCTGTATCGCAGGTGTACCATGGTGTTGCACTGATGGGTACTAATCTTCCAAATGAATACTTGACAACTCTTAAATCTTACAGTAAAATAGTAGTAGCATTAGATAGAGATGCCTCCAAAAAAGCTATTGAGCTGACCAAACAACTTAAGTTGTATGTGCTTTCTACCCTCGTTTTTCTGGAAAAAGATATTAAGAATATGCAATTAACAGAAATACAGGAGTTAATATGAAACCGCATACTGCACCAACAAAAAAATTTGACAGACAACTATTTAATGCAAACGATCCTCAGACAAGAGAGTCTGCAAAAAAATTATTACCACCAAAATTAAAAGAAATATTAGGGCTAGATGAAGAGCCTGTCTTGGAAGATAATCCAAAGGCGTATGGCATTGACCTTCTATGTAAAAAACATAATCTCAGTGTAGAGGTAGAAACAAAACATGGATGGGGCTCTGGTAAATTTCAGTGGAAAGATATGCACATTCCAAGAAGAAAGTTTAGGTACACAGAAATTGACGGTGATGTCTTTTTTGTAGTGTTTAATACTGACAGAACACAGGCAGGTATAATGACAAAAGACTCTGTTAAAAAACAAAGAGTAGTCAATAAATTCAATAGGTTATCGAGATTACATGAGGATTATATCTCTGTGCCTGTTGAGGAAATTATATGGGTTTAGGAGATACCAATGCAACAAGTAGAGTTACCGTCAGATTATCAAAAGTTTATACACCAGTCACGTTACGCTAGATGGAAAGAAGATGAAGGAAGAAGAGAGACATGGGAGGAGACAGTATCAAGATATTTTAATTTTATGTCTGACCACCTTATTGATAACTTTGATTACGAGTTACCTGACAGTATAAGAGAAAGGATAGAAAACAGAGTCCTTAATCTTGACATCATGCCTTCTATGAGAGCATTGATGACAGCAGGTGTTGCATTAGAAAGATGCAATGTTGCAGGTTACAACTGTTCTTATCTACCAGTTGACAATCCAAGATCGTTTGACGAGTGTCTTTATATACTTATGTGTGGCACAGGTGTAGGTTTCTCTGTTGAGACTAAGTACACAGCACAACTACCTATAGTAAACGAGGCACTACACGACTCTGACACTGTAGTAGTGGTGTCTGACTCTAAAGAAGGTTGGGCTAAAGGTTACAAAGAACTAATATCATTGTTATACTCTGGACAAATTCCTAAGTGGGACTTGTCTCGCCTACGCCCTGCAGGTGCTAGGTTGAAAACATTTGGTGGCAGATCATCTGGTCCAGACCCTCTTGACGATTTGTTTCAGTTTACTGTAGATATTTTTAAGAAATCTGCAGGTAGGCGTTTAAAGTCTATAGAGTGCCATGACATTATGTGTAAGATAGGCTCTGTGGTAGTGGTAGGAGGAGTACGAAGATCGGCTCTAATAAGCTTATCTGACCTTGAGGATCAAGAGATGTCATTGGCTAAGTCTGGTGAGTGGTGGAATGACGAAGGGCAAAGGGCTCTTGCAAACAATTCTGTATGCTACCAAGACACACCTCCTGTAGGCATTTTTATGAGAGAGTGGTTAAACCTATACAATTCCAAGTCTGGTGAAAGAGGTATCTTTAGTAGAGACGCTTCTGTTAGACAAGCAGAAAAAAATGGCAGAAGAGATTCTGGACATGAGTTTGGAACTAACCCATGCTCTGAGATTATATTAAGACCGTATCAATTTTGTAACTTAACAGAAGTTGTAGTCAGAGCAGATGACGACATTGAAAGGTTAGCTAAGAAAGTAGAAGATGCTACGATACTTGGTACAATACAATCTACACTTACAGAGTTTAAGTATCTACGAAAAGTTTGGCAAAACAATACAGAAGAAGAAAGACTTCTTGGTGTTTCGCTTACAGGCATACTAGATAATCCTAAATTAGGAAAGGCAGATGACCTGAAGAGGTTAAGACAACAGGCTGTAGATACTAATTTAGGATTAGCAGAACAACTAGGCATACCACAGTCAACTGCTATTACTTGTGTAAAACCCTCAGGCACAGTCTCACAACTTGTAGACTCTGCTTCTGGTATACACGCAAGGCACTCAGCATATTATATAAGAACAGTTAGAGGTGACAAGAAAGACCCATTATCTCAGTTTCTTATTGACCAAGGTATACCGCATGAGGATGACCTTATGCAACCAGAGAACACTGTGGTCTTTTCATTCCCTATGAAGTCCCCTACCAAGGCAGTACTTAGAGAAGACCTCAGTGCCATTACTCAGCTAGAAAACTGGAAAAACTACCAAGAACATTGGTGTGAACATAAACCCTCCGTTACCATATCTGTAAAAGAAGATGAATGGTTTGAGGTAGGTTCTTGGGTGTACAATAACTTTAAAGATGTAGCAGGTGTTTCATTTCTGCCACACTCTGACCATACATACAAACAGGCACCATACCAAGATATAACTAAGGAAGAGTATGACGCCTTAAGTAAGAAAATGCCACGAAATGTCGATTGGACATTATTATCAAACTACGAAAGAGAGGACAATACAACAGGCACACAAGAGTTGGCATGTAGTGCAGGTGCTTGTGAGATTGTAGACATAACATGATATCATTATTAGGCTCCGTTCTCGGCTTTGGAACTTCTTTTCTTCCCTCCGTGTTGGGATTCTTTGAAAAGAAACAAGCCAACAAACAAGAACTTTTGATGCTAGAGGCAAAAGCTAAGTATGCATCAGAACTAAGCAAACTAAAATTAAAAGAACTAGATGCAGAAGCAGACATAGAAGAAGTAAAAGGTTTATACAAACATGCTGAGTCATTGGCACAAGCAAACAAATCTACATTTGTATCTGCCCTACAAGCATCAGTAAGACCAGTTATAACATATGCTTTCTTTGCTATATTTGCATTTGTTAAAATTACCTACGTAATAATGGCAGTGCAAGAAGGAAGAGATGTACTACCTGCTATACTAGAGGCATGGGATGAGGAAAGTCAAACCGTCTTTGCTGCTATTATTAGCTTCTGGTTCGGTCAACGTGTTTTTAAAGCAAGGAGTAAATAATGCCTACAGATTTTTCAAAAGCACCTGAAGGTCAAATATCTCCTTTGTTTCCTTTTGCACCTATGATAATGTACGCAAAGATGCCTATGGATTTAGTAAGAAGAATGAATAAGTATGTTAACAAAACTATAAAAAATGAAAAGAAGGTTAAAAAGTTAGACCATTCTAATAATCTTGTAGGTAAACTTAAACAAGAATTTTTAATAGAGTCTGATGAGTTACAAAAACATACAAAATTTTTTAATAATGTCATAAGTAGGTATTTAGATACTGATTTAAACAGATCATTTAAAAGTTTAGCACCTGGTACAGGATATGGCATACAATATAAATCAGCATGGATAGTTAGACAATTTGCAGGCGAGTATAATCCTGCACACATACATACTGAGTGTGATATGTCTTGCGTTGGTTATTTAAGATTGCCTGAAAACATACAGGAAGAGTGGGAAGAAGATTATAAAGATCATTACCCTGCTAATGGACATATAGAGTTTTTACATGGTTCGTCTGGTAAAATGCACCAACATACTTTAATGGTAAAGCCTACAGTTGGTGATTTTTTTGTATTTCCTGCCGACCTCATACACATGGTCTACCCTTTTAAAAGTGAGGGTGAAAGAAGATCATTTAGTATGAATATAGAAGTGCACCAACAAAAATTTGATAAAGATGGAAAACCAATAGAAATACCTAAAGCAAAAGAAGGACATATTGCAGGTGGTTTTGACCTTGCATAATTAAAATAAATATAATATAACACTCTAACCTTTTTAGGAGAACAAAATGGAGTCACAAATAATATCCCTACTTTTAAGTAGAGAAAACTTTGATAAGGCGAAAGCACTTGTCACAAAAGATATGTTTGATAAAAAATATAAAACTATCTTTGATGCAGTAATGCATTATCATACTAAGTATGAAGGTGATTTATCGAAAGATAATCTTTTTATAGTACACAAAAATTTATATCCTGCCATGCCAGACTCTACTAGAGAGTTAGTAGAAGATGCAATAAAAGATATACCAGAAGACATAGAGGGTGATCCTCAATTTGTAATGGACACACTTACAGAGTTCTGGCGTAGAGAGATGGCAAGGAAGGTAGGCGAAACAGCCATTGATATATGGAATGGCGATTCAGCTAACTTTGGTGATCTACGAATGATGATTGACCAAATAATAAATCAAGACTCGGCTACTGGTATTCTGTCTATGCAAAGGGAAGAGACAGATGTTGAAGAATTGTTTCAAGACTTTGAGGCAGACCCAGACTTCCCTTTTCCAATAATAACATTATCTGATGAGGTAGCAGGTACATACCGAGGCAACCTTGGTATTATCTTTGCTAGACCTGAAAGCGGTAAGTCATCTTTCTGTGCTTTCTTAGCTGCAGAAGCAATACGCAAAGGCAACACTGTTGG